TTACAAAAACAACACTAAGGCTAGGATCAAGAATCGTAGGCAAGTGTATGATGGGCTCAACTTCAAACGCGTTAGATAAAGGTGGAAACAACTTCAAAAAACTATACTATAATTCAGACGTTACAAAAAGAAATAGAAACGGACAAACTTCTTCTGGGCTCTATTCTTTGTTCGTACCTATGGAGTGGAACTACGAAGGATTCATGGATTCTTACGGATCACCTGTTTTCATTAGAGAAAAAAATAGCATCAAAGGAGCAGACGGTTACGACATTACAACAGGCGTTATTGAACACTGGGAAAACGAGGTCGACGGTTTAAAGTCTGATCAAGATAGTTTAAACGAATACTATAGACAGTTTCCAAGAAGCGAACAGCACGCCTTTAGAGATGAAGCTAAACAGAGTTTATTTAATCTTACTAAAATATATCAACAAATAGATTATAACCAAGAATTAAATAATTTAAGCAGAGTATCTACAGGTAATTTTCAATGGGCCAACGGTGTTAAAGACACTAGAGTTGTTTTTATGCCTAATAAAAATGGAAGATTTAAAATAACGTGGGTTCCAAACAGAAATATTCAGAATCAAGTTATTTTAAAAAATGGTGTTAAATATCCTGGTAATGAGCATTTAGGTGCTTTTGGTTGTGACAGTTACGATATATCAGGAACTGTAGATGGAAAAGGTTCTAACGGCTCACTACATGGATTAACTAAGTTTTCTATGGACGATGTTCCGCCAAATCATTTCTTTTTAGAATACATAGCTAGGCCACAGACAGCTGAAATATTCTTTGAAGATGTTTTAATGGCTTGTGTATTTTATGGTATGCCAATACTAGCTGAAAATAATAAACCTAGGTTATTATATTATTTTAAAAGAAGAGGTTATAGAGCTTTTAGCATAAATAGACCTGATAAGTTGTGGAACAAATTGTCAATTACAGAAAAAGAAATAGGCGGAATACCTAATTCAAGTGAAGATATTAAACAAGCGCACGCGGCCGCTATTGAGTCTTATATAGAAACTAATATTGGCTATTCAAACGAAGAGTATGGTGATATGTTTTTTCAAAAAACCCTAGAAGATTGGGCTACTTTTGATATAAATAATAGAACTAAACATGATGCCTCTATAAGTTCTGGATTAGCTATAATGGCTTGTAACAAGAATAAATACACGCCTATACCAAATATTGTTAAAAAAAGTATTAATTTAGGTATAGTTAAGTATAATAATGAAGGAAGTTTATCTAAAATAAAAAAATAAATGCAAATAAGTACTATGAATGGTAGTTCTTTTCCTGATCAGGTGGTACCTGATGAGGTCAAAGAAAGCTTAGATTACGGCAGGCAAGTTGGTAGAGCAATTGAAGGAGATTGGTTTAGTGGCACAAGGACTGGTGTATCTGGTAGATACAACACTAATTATAATAATTTTAGAAACTTAAGATTATATGCTAGAGGAGAACAATCTGTGCAAAAATACAAAGATGAATTAGCTGTAAATGGTGATTTATCATATTTAAATCTAGACTGGAAACCAGTACCTATTATACCAAAATTTGTAGATATAGTTGTTAATGGTATGGATGGCAAGCTTTATGATGTAAAAGCATATGCTCAAGACCCTACTTCTTTAAAGCAAAGAACAAATTACGCTGAAACAATACTAAGAGATATAAACTCTCAAAAACTACTTGAAAAAATTAAATCTACCACGGGTATAAATATGTACGCTACTGCAAATCCTGAAGATCTACCTCAGAATGATGAAGAATTAAACCTTCACATGCAGTTAACTTACAAACAATCTATTGAAATAGCAGAAGAAGAAGCTATAAACAACACTTTAGCTTTCAATAAATATGATTTAGCTAGAAGAAGAATAGCACAAGATTTAGTTGTATTAGGAATTGGAGCTGTAAAAACAAGTTTTAATTTGTCAGAAGGAGTTACCGTAGAATACGTAGATCCAGCTGATTTAGTTTATTCTTATACCGAAGATCCAAATTTTGATGATATTTGGTACGTTGGTGAAGTTAAATTTATAAGTTTAAGTGAACTAAAAAAGGAATTTCCATCATTAACTGATGAAGAATTAGAAAAAATAGAACAATACCCTGGTAGTTCTAGCTATAACTATCAATTTAATGGCAGGCAAGATAATAATAGTATAGCTGTTTTATTTTTTGAATATAAAACCTACAGTAATCAAGTTTTTAAAATAAAAGAAACACCAACCGGTCTTGAAAAAGCTTTAGAAAAGCCTGATACATTTAACCCTCCTAAAAACGATAACTTTGATAGAGTTTCTAGATCTATAGAAGTTTTATATCAAGGAGCTAAAATATTAGGTCATGAAATGATGTTGAGTTGGAAAATGGCTTCTAATATGACAAGGCCAGAATCTAATTTAGTTAAAGTTAATATGAATTATAATATATGCGCTCCTAAAATGTATAAAGGACGTATAGAGTCTTTAGTTAGCAGAATGACTGGTTTTGCTGATATGATTCAATTAACACATTTGAAACTACAACAAGTGATATCTAGACTAGTTCCTGATGGTGTGTTTTTAGATGTTGATGGGTTGAATGAAGTTGATTTAGGTAATGGAACAAACTATAATGCAGCTGAAGCACTAAATATGTACTTTCAAACAGGTAGTATACTTGGAAGATCAATGACTCAAGACGGTGGAGCTAACCCTGGCAAAGTGCCTATACAAGAGTTACAAACAGGATCTGGTGGTGCTAAAATGCAATCATTAATACAGACTTATCAATATTATTTACAGATGATAAGAGATGTTACTGGGCTTAATGAAGCTAGAGATGGCAGTCAACCTAATAAAGATTCTTTAGTAGGCTTACAAAAACTAGCTGCTGCTAATTCTAATACAGCTACAAAACATATAGTTCAAGCTAGTTTGTTTTTAAGTGCTAGGATTTGTGAAAATATAGCTTTAAGAATATCAGATGCTTTAGAGTATCCATTAACTAGAGAGGCTTTAAAATCTAGTTTAAGCTCTTATAATGTAGGAACACTTGAAGATATGTATAAATTAAATATGCATGAGTTTGGTATATATTTAGAATTAGTTCCAGATGAAGAAGAAAAATCTCAATTAGAGCAAAATATTCAAACAGCTCTTCAGCAAGGTGGCATAGACCTTGAAGATGCAATAGACATCAGAGAAATTAAAAATTTAAAATTAGCAAACTCGCTATTAAAATTAAAACGTAAACAAAAAGCTGCAGCGGATCAAAAAAGAAATGAAGCTAATATACAAGCTCAAGCAAACGCAAACGCAGAGGCTTCTGAAAGATCTGCAGCTGCTGAAATGCAAAAACAGCAAGCATTGGCAGAGACTACTTTACAAATAGAACAAGGTAAGTCTCAATTTGCAATAAACAAGATGCAGCAAGAGTATGAGTTAAAAAAGCAAGAAATGGAAATGCAATTTTTATTTGACAAACAACTTAAAGAAATAGAAGTTGAAGGAATGAAAATGAAAGAAGGTTTAATAGAAGATAGAAAAGATACAAGAACAAGAATAGAAGGATCTCAACAAAGTGAAATGATAAATCAAAGAAATTTGGATTTACCACCTATAGATTTTAAACAAGGTGGCGGGACACAAGACTCTATGCCCGAAGGAATATTAGAGTAATTATTAATTATTATATTATATTATGTCAGAAGAAATAAAAGAAACAGCCGGAGGTGAATTGACTCAAGGGGAGTTTAAAATTAAAAAACAAGTTAAAAAATTAACAAAAAAAGATATTCCAGTAAAAGTAGTATTAGACAAGGTTGAAAAACCTGAAGATGAAATTACAAAAGTAGATCTACAAAAAGAAAACAAAACTGAAGAAGCTACAAAAGAAGTTGTAGAAGATGTTATCGTAGAGATTACTGAAAGTTCTACAGAGCCGGAAACTAAAAAAGAACCAACAATTGAAAAAACTAGAAGAGTAGTTGAATTGCCTGAAGATTTAAATAAATTAGTAGAATTTATGCAAGAAACAGGTGGTACTGTAAAAGACTACGTAAGGCTAGATACAGACTTTTCAAGCGTTGATGATAATGTTTTATTAAAAGAATATTATAAAAGTACTAAACCTCATCTTAACGATGAAGAGATTAATTTCATAATGGAAGATAATTTTTCATTTGATGAAGAGCTTGATGAAGAGCGAGACATTAAAAAGAAAAAACTTGCTATGAAAGAAGAAATTGCAAATGCCAAAAACTTTTTGGAAGATACTAAGGATAAATATTACAAGGAAATCAAGTTGAAATCTAATGTAACCGAGGATCAGCAAAAAGCTATGGATTTTTTCAATAGATACAACGAAGAAGAACAACACGTAAGAAAACAACAGCAAGAATTTGCAAGTATAACTAATAAATATTTCTCTAATGATTTCAAAGGTTTTGAGTTTAACGTAGGAGAAAAGAAATTTAAATACAATGTTGGTAACGCTGAAGAAGTAGCTAAAGATCAATTAAAATTAACCGATTTCACTAAGATGTTCTTAAATGAAGACGGTTCAATTGCTGATCATGAAGGCTATCATAAAGCTTTATATGCGGCTAGAAATGCAGATACTATAGCTAAACATTTTTATGAACAAGGAAAGTCCGATGGAATTAAAAATATAGTTAATAAATCTAAAAATATAGAAACAGCCTCTAGACCTCAAAATGGCGAAGTTTTTATTGGAGGAATGAAAGTAAAAGCAATATCCGGTGTTGATAGTTCTAAGTTGAAAATACAAACAAAAAATAAAAACTAAAAACTAAAATTATGAGTTTATCAGGTGGGAGTTTTCCCGCGTCAATAGTGCCTTCTCAATCAAGAATGGCATTGCAAAGTAATTTTCTAGAATTCAACACTGGAACTGGAAAAGATTTTGCACAACAATATCTACCTGAGCTTTACGAAGCAGAAGTAGAAAGATACGGAAACAGGACTTTGTCTGGTTTCTTGAGAATGGTAGGAGCTGAAATGCCTATGACTTCTGATCAAATTATTTGGTCTGAACAAAATAGATTGCATATCGCTTATAAAGGTGTAGATCCATCTAATACAATTAGCGGTACTAGTGGTGTATTTAAAGTAACTCCATCTTTAGCTTCTCCAAATACTACTACTAGCATAGCTGTAAGAAAAGGACAAACTGTTCTTTTATCTGACCAAGCTACTGGTTTAGTAACTGCTAAGGTTTATGTTATCAATGTATTTGATGCTGTTGATGGTGGTGGAAATGCCGTAAAAAATGGAGAATCTGATGCTTTAAGTTTCACATGCTCACCTTACGGATCTGACACTTTACCTGCTGCTTTATTAGGTACTGCAGGCGTTAATATGTTCGTTTATGGTTCTGAATTTAGAAAAGGTGATACTGGAATGGACGGTTCTATTGAGCCATCTTTCACTCAGTTTTCTAACAGACCTGTAATTATCAAAGACAAGTACGAAATCAATGGTTCTGATACTGCTCAAATTGGGTGGGTTGA